TTCCGGCAAGATTGGCAGCCGTGACACCGCCGCCACCAGGGGCAAGAGGCCAAGTAATCGTGATCGTCTCCGGCGTTGTGCCGAGCGCCGGCAACCCAGTCGCCGATTCGAACGCGACGTCAAGCGTCACCTGCCCAAGCTCGCTGACATCGCCTGCCATGTACTCACGCTCGCCGCTAGTGCCTAGGTACGTGATGTCAACAGGCGGGCGGGTCAGCGAAAGATTGGTCGGAATGCCGACAAGCTTTCCGCTCCAACCCGTCGTCCCGAAAGTCACCGTCGCACCGTGGCCCGTGTCCCGTTTTGCTGTCACTGGCATATCGTTTTCTCCTATCGATTAGTCACCATCCGCGTACCAAATCACGTAAGCTGTCCTGGCCCAATACTCGTATTGGTCGCTGCCGTCGATTGGCGCATCCGCTCCGCAATCGCGGTCGGCGTCGCCAATATACACTTCCGTCACCGCCGTCGATCCCATCGTTTTGTTGCCGCCGCGCAATGCGTCATAGATGGCTTCGTCCAGCGTATCCGCTGCCGCTCGGCTTGTCGCTAGCGACATGATTTCATAGCGGGCTTGGCTCAATCCAAGTGGTCCGCTAATGCCAGTCATCGGCCCGCCGCTAACCTTGCGATACATGACGCATGGCCTAGCGGCGCCTTCCTTGATTCCGTCCGGGTAAATGCGGCACGCCGATCCACTGCCAACCAAGCTGGTGACGGTGGATTGTGTTTTCAGGTATGTCAGCAGGTCGGCGTTCAATGCCATGCGTCTAGCCCTTTGCCGCCAGTTTAGCGGCACGCTTCGCCTTGCGTGCTTCGCTGCGAGCGAACGCGTCGGCAAACTGCCTTAGCTCCTCGATGATCTCGCGTTGAACGCGTTCTTTGTTGGATTGCCAAGTGTTCATTACGAACGGTCGGCCGTGAATGTATTGGCCGCGTTTGCCTTGTCCAGTCTTAGCCGCGTTGTTTGAGTAGGTGCGTTGATAAAAAAACTTCTTCGATATGTTGCGAAGTTGCGATTGTGAGAAGTAGGTGCCCGCAACAAACTTCGGTTCGCCCCAACGATTGGTGCCGCGTTGCTTCCACCGTGTTTGCTGTAGCTTGACGCCCGTCAATCGCTTGGCGGCTCGCTGACGTCCACCGCTTCGCGAGAATGTTCCGCCAGTCGTGTGATGAAATCCAAACTCAACCAAATGCGAATGCCTTCCGACCTTCCGCTTGATCGGACCGGCTACGCCAACAATCGTCTCGCCGCCGTTGTACTTCCGAAGAACGTTGCTGATGCCTTGGGACAATCGCATTCTAGCGGCACGCTCGCCACGTAGCGGCGTGTACGCGATGCCGCCGACGCTCGATCCTTCCCGAGGCGTCTTGGCGGCCGATGCCGCCGCTAACCGTTCCATCACGCGATTGATGGACGTCGATATACGGCGGCCGCGCAGCAGGATAGGCAGCTTCGAAAGTATCGAGTCGGCTTCCGCGAATCCTTGAAATGCTTCACGCTGCGTGGCTGCCATCAGACGACAACCTCCGAACAATCCAGCACAAGCTTTCGCACGCGGCCGCGATCCATGTCCAGCGGCCGGACGGCCCGAACATTCAGGATTGAGCCAGCAAACGTGCCATGTCGAACACGCAATCGCATCGTCGGGCTGATGTCCGGCAAGTATTGTAGCTCGACAACATGCGACGCCAGCGCTTCAATGCCGCGCCCGCGAAACGTCTCCGATCCAACAACGAGCGTGATGTCACACGGCACGTCTTGGTACAAGTCACGGCCCGTGAAGTCCGGCAGCGGATCGCCAGCCGCTTCGCTTGTTCGCTCGATGTCAATGCGGTCGCGAAACAATCCAGGTCTCATGGATAGGTGCTCCGCATGTTGGCGGCAACAAGCCGCTCATAAGTCAGCGGAACTTCCGTCGTGATTGTGCCGACAACCACCGGCAATCGTTGTTCGGCCCAGTGTCCGGCCAGCAGCAGGATGGCTTGTTTCCAACGCTGCGGCACAGACGCCGCCGTTGCGTGTCCGGCCTGATACGTCACCGTCACCGCGTTACGCTGCGAACGGATCGACGGCGTTGTCACGTTGTAGCCATACCAAACAACCGGCGACCCTCGCCCTTTATCGAGCACGTAGTTAGCGCTCGCCCATGTTTGCGTCGTCCCCAGCGTGTCAACGTATTGAATCGAAACAATGGACGTCACCGGCCTAGCTGGAATGTGAATCCCGCCATCCGATGACGGCCATTGGTCAAGCTGAAATTGCCATCGACTGTCGCAACAAATCACGCCGCAATCCGACTCCCACTGCTCCCGAGCGGCGACCAAGTAATTGGCAAGCTCTTGGTCGCTACCGGTGAACGATGGAGCGTATTGCAAATGCGCCTTTAATTCCGCAACCGTCACCGGTTCAAAGGTGGAGGCTACGGTGTTGATTGGCGTAATCGCGTTGCGTTCGACAATCATGGCTTACTTTCGCAGAATGTCGCCGAATCCGCGTTCCGACGCGCTCACCGGAATGTCACCGGCTCGGCTTAACAAAGCGAACGCGGCAAGGTAGGTTCCAGTCGATCCATCGCCAGCGGTGGCGACAAGATCGATGTACCGCTTGCGGCCCCGCAAGTCCACCTCGAACACGAAACACTTGTTGTCATCGGTCGCGGCTGGCAGTGCCGACGTCGAGCCGGCCACATTGCTGCTCGTGCCGTACACAAGCCCCGTGATATCTGCCGCCCCGCTCATGCCGCTGTCGTCGCTCTCTTGCAGTTTGAGCGCAGTCATGGCGATGTCCGTCGCGCCCAAGTAGGCGAACACGCGGAGATAGGCATATCCCTTTGTGTCAACCGCCGTGGTCGTGTAGCTGGCGTTGTCGACAATCGCCGCCGGCGGCGTGATCGAAACAAACTTGTCATGCTGTGCGGAATTCATATTGGTTCCTTTTCGATGTTGTGCGAAAAGCGGCTAACCATTGCTAGCCGCGAAAATGTCAATCACCGTTAGCTGCCAGGAGTGGACAGCATCACAATTGCGCCAGCGTTGTTGGCGTTGCCAGCGTCATGAACCTTGATGTCAAAACGCTCGGTGCCAAGGACGGCGATTTGCTGCGTCGTAAAAGCAACCTCTCGGCTCATGTCCATCGTCACTCCGCGGCGGTCGCCGAAGTCGACGCCTTGGCGGATGTTGCCAAAGTAGACAAGTCCATCAGTCGACGTCTGGGTAGTTGTCGTGTTGTTCATCACTTCGACAAACACAACCGGGTATCCCATAAACTGGACTTCACTCGCGCCGGCCGCAAGCTCACGCGTAGTGTTGCCACCGGCGGCAGTTGCCAGTCGAAGCATCGACAACGCCCAGCCGCTTCGGTGAATGTACCAAGACGGCCCGCCATCGCGAAACGCGTAGCTCGGCAGCTTGGCAATCATTCCCTGAAAGTCTTCCAGGTCGAGCGTTCCGAAGGACGTATTGCCCGTGATGGCAGTGTATTTGCTGCCAGCCGCGAGCGATTCCTTGATGCCTACAATCCCATTGTAGGTCGACGCGCCGGTTCCATTGAACCCGCACTCGTCTTCCTTGTTCGCGAAAGCCAAAGCGGCTTCCTCCATGATCAAATTGCCGACACTCAACGCGGCGTCCTCGTCCAAGTCGCGGCTGTAGTAGGTCAACACGCCGAACTTCTTGGCGACGAGTTGAATCTGATCGACAGTCATCGTCGTCTCGGTGGGAGCCGAGATTTCGCCGATGGCATAGGCTGTCAGTCCGCCAGTTCGTCGCGGGTAGCTCTTCGTATCACGACTCATGGGCACCGGTCGAGCAACGCGGCGAATCACGCCGTACTCGTTAACCAAGCGAATCAATGTCGCTTCGAACTCATGCGGCACCAAGAAACCGCCTTCGGGATCGCTGCCTTCGGTGTTGACGTTCTTGATATCAAACCCGATGGTGTCAGCGCACCATTGTTGCGAACGCTGATTGCCGCAAATGGCCATGACATAGCGGCCGAACGCGTAGGCTTGCTTTTCTTTGTCCGGTCCGTTGAACGCGGTGATGCGGCCACGGGCGAGCGCCCGAGCAGGAACTTTCACACGCGAGAAGATGCTGCTCGAATCTTCGACGCCAGCACGCTCGTGATGCACGCCACCCGGAATGCGATTGGCTGCCATCGCGGCAATCTCGTTTTCGAACGCTTCAGCCTGAGCCAATTGAGACTTCAAGTTGGCGACTTCGCCGCCCTTGCCGTCAACGCCAATCGCGGCGTCAACGTGGGCTTTCTCGTCGGCCGTGTATTCGCGGCTCTCCTTCTCGCACCGATCTTGTAACGCCGACACTTCGGCCAGCTTCGCCGCGATCGACTCGCGCAGCTTTTTCGATTTCATGCTTTGTCTCCCAGTAAAAAACTGCCAAGGAGCCAACAAAAAAAGGCGTGACTCCTGGCGTATCGCAATGACACGCTTCGAGCCACGCCCGCTAGACAAGCTGCGTGATTCTATCGCCGCCAGCTAACCAGCCGGCAAGCGATGTCCAAACATACTACCACCTATCACCTACCCGTGACAAGCTTGTGCCAATGCGATTCTGCGAGCTTGTGCAGCTAACGCGATTCGCGGCGACACGCTGCCAGCAGCAGCCAGCAATTCCCGAGGCGTCTTGGCAAACATGCCATCGCGGACACACGCCTTGACGTTAAGCGGTGTTCCAATCGCGTCCGCAAACCCACGGCTAACAGCTTCCTCCGCCGTCATCCAGGTTTCCGCCGCCATCCACTCGCGGATAATCTCCGGTTCTTGCTTCGTGCGTGCCGCGTATTGGCTAACAAGCTGATCGTCGATCTTTCGCAGTAGCTCAGCCCGCCTGTCATGATCGGCCGCGTTGCCGATCGTCGCTCCCCACGCGTTGTGAATCATCACCATCGCGTTCGCGGCAATCTCAATCTTTGATGCCGCCATCGCCACAAACGACGCAGCCGATGCGGCCAACGCGTCAATCTGAACCGTCACGCCAGGAGCGTAGCTGGCGAGCGCCGAATACATGGCCTGCCCCTCGAACACACTCCCGCCCGGCGAGTTAATGCGAACGCGGACAGGCTTGCCGCCAGCCTCACGCAATTGGTCGACCATCCATTTGCCATCGAGAAGCCCGTAGTATCCGGGTCCAATCTCGTCGTACAGCATGATTTCTTTCATTTCACCCTCCCGCAATGATCGCGGATGCTAGTTGCCTTGAACGCTCCTGCCAACTGACAAGCTCAGCCCGAACGGCTTCCGACAAGCCGCTTTGCTCGACGCGCCCGGCAACGTCAAGCAATCGCCGCTTGGACTCGCTCACCCAATCAGCGGCCAGCGTCATCGTTCCTTCGCAGTCACGCACCGCGTCTTCTGTTCGCGATTGCCAACCCGCATAGAACTCGTCGAGCCAGCCAACGAAGTTGATTTCCTTAATCGCGGCCGCTTGCACTCTGGCCGCTTCCGTGTTTGCCATCATGCCGATCCGCCTTTCCACAATGCGGCCTAGCTTGCTGGCTAGCGCCGGTTGATCGTCGTCGCGTTCGTCTT